ATGTGGAGATTTTTTACGACAAGTCCACCGGCGATGTCTGGTGCAAGTACCACTGGGATCGCGAGGAATGGACGGTCTACCACGACGCTGACGTCACGAAGGTTGGTATTGCGGTACGATACAAGACCCAGCAGCAGATCGTGGACATGATCGACAATACCCTGGCAGAGGACGAGCAGACCGAGCGCGAGAACGCCGCATATCTGGCGGGCGGAGCATGGTCATGATGGTGCTTGACGTTTCCTGCGCAGCGTGATAAACTATTTTTGTCGGATGCAAGAGGCGCTTGCATCTGGTGCGGCGCGATCCCGCCGCCGTGGATTGAAATGGTAAGAAGGACAAACCCTTCAAGCGCAGGAAAAGCACCGGTTGTCGGTGCTTTTCCTTTTTACAATTTTGACTATGAAAGGATATTAAACATGACAGATAAACTGTTTTGCGCACTGTTCGCCGCAGCGCTCACCTCCGCCGACCGCGACGCTTTCATTTCCGACTGGTCGCTGTCCTCCGTCTGGGGCGATGCCCCGGACGCGGACATCCCCGCAGACCGCATCGACCTGCTGGCGCGTCTCTGGGACGCCGCCCACCTGACGATCCGCGACATCCGGCAGCACACCGGCCTATCTCAGGCGGCCTTTGCCACCCGGTACTGTATCCCCACCCGCACGCTGGAGGACTGGGAGCGCGGCGTGCGTAGCTGCCCAGACTACCTCCGCCTCCTGCTGGCGCAGGCAACCGGCCTCTACGCGAGGCCGTAACGCAAAAGAGGACACCATGCAGGTGTCCTCTTTTTTATAGCATCCCCAATGCGGCCATAATCTTCTTGTCCACTTCCGTCAGTGTAACCAGCGCGTATTTCAAATCATAATCCATCGGAGGAGGCCCCGGCAAATCGCACTGTATAACATCTTCCGGAAAAAACGTCTCCCTGACGCCCTTGCACTCCGCCACGATGTAACGCCCCTTCGGATGCACATACACCACCGTTGCCTTGCGCACAGGGTACAGATTGTCCTTTGTCGCCCCGGTGCCGGGGAACGGCTCCGGCATCGTCAGAAACCGCGCACGGATGGTATCACCGATCTGCATCGCCGCAGTCCTTTCTCTCTCCGTAGGAGCAGAAGTCGTTGCCGCCTACATTGCGTCTGTTACACGGGGCATACCTGTTATGGCAAGTTAGTGTCCCCGGTACGCCGTACCTTTGCGTAAGTTCAGATGGGAGCGTGCTGTGCTTACAGTCCTTACACCGCGTCACAACCACGGCGTCAATGGTGGGTGTGTCTTGCAAAGCATCATCAAACGCATCAAACGCATCTGTTGCGCCTTGTTCAATTTGCTCGTTAAACAAGCACTCTAATTCTTCCGCATCAATCAGCCTCATTGCTGTCACCCCCATCCATCTTCGCGCCGCAGTTGGGACAATAAGGCGTGAGGTCAAACCCCACTATACGCCTGCACTTCGAGCACCTATATCCACTAATAGGGTCTATTTTATGCACACGCACCCACACCCCATGCACCACCGGGGCAACGTCAGCAGCAGGAATCTCATCCAAAAGTTGTTCTGCGGCGTAGGCGTATTCGATATGCAACAGACGCTTCGCCTTTTCCCTGTCGATGTATTCAGCCATTGTCAGCCCTCCTGTTCCATGCCTCGGTTGCTTTTGCTTCCAGAGCTTTGTCCGTCGTAGCCCAGTCGGGAAGCTGAGCGCATCGTGTCCACGGGTCATTCATAACGCGACCACCAACAGCGCCGCCACGCGCGCGGCAGGTGTTGCATCGGACAGAGTAGGTGTGCATTTCTACGCGCATATCAAGCCCATTCCAGCCCGCGAGACGAGACTTTCGCTCGACCTTGAGTTTTGTACCTCCGCAGAACGGGCAAGGTTTCAGGTCAAACATCTTCTGCCTCCTCCACATAGCACCAGCTCTGCGGCGCGCGCTTGATGTCATATGGCGCTGCGCCGAACCTCGTATCGCGTAGACCGGTAAACTCGCTCAGTTCGCGCGGCGCGTCGTAGATGCGCAGATTGGAGATGTGCCAGCCGTAGAGAAGCGGCGCTTTGGCCCCATAAGCGTTGAGTTCTTCTTTTGAAACACACGACGCGGATATGGCTCTGATTTCGGTTTCAATATCGTCATTACCCCATTCGTTGAGTGAGAGGTAACAATAATCGAAATTTTCAAATATTCCACGCTTACGAATTTCATAAATCCGGTCACAGGTAAACTCGCCGGCAATATGCCCATTGAAAACGTCCCAGATTTTGTCCGCTTCTGCTCTGCTATACCCTGAAATCTGGGTAAATTCTGTGAACCAATCACCACGGAAAACATCTCCCCACACAAGGAATGGCCTTATATTTGTGCAGTAAATATAGCACTTGAACGGCGTTTCCAGCTTCGGGCGGGTCTTTCGCACCTCAATGGTCTTTTCGCCGTTGACGATCTTCTCGCACCACTTCGGGCGGACGCTCAGCATAACAGCCTTACTCATTTTTCATCGCCTCCAATGCTTTCTCCGCCTCCTCATTCAGCGGTCGAATATAGCCCGCAGCAATATTTTCGAGAAATATGTTATAGGGCTGATGAAATACGATTCCGCCACACACATAAGCAACCGCAAAGTGGATCCGTTTCATAATTTCCGGTCTCTCTGGGTCGCTTGTATTAAGCATTGAGCCGTCCGGCTTGCACGGCAGCACCACCAGCCGCCCCTCCTTGTCTGCCTCGGCCAGCACGCGCAGGCGGTCGATGCCGCCGCACTCTCTGACGTTCGTGCAAAGGCGGATCCAGTCTTTAACCAGCGCAGACACTTCCTCCGGCGTCAGCTCCGTGTCCTCGTAGGCGGCAAGGCGCATCATAAGCGACATCCATGTCGCTTATGATGGGTATTGCGTGCGCGTGTCCTGCAATGCTTTCATATTCCGTCAGTCGTTCCATCACATTTCCCTCCATCGGCACCCGTCACAGGCGCCCTCGTGTGCTTGTTTGTACTTCCCGCAGTATTGGCACAGCTCTTTTTTCATGGCGTGCAGTTCGCTTTGTTCCTCCTCCACCGCCACGGCCTTGGCAAACTGCGCCAGTCCCTCGCTCATCTTCTCGATCTGCGCATCCCGCCGAATGATGGTGTCACGCAATCCAGCGTTGGCCTGCATCAGTGCCTCGATGTGCCGCTGCTGGTTCTCGATCAGGTCAGCGGCGGCGGAAAGATTATCGTACAGCCCAAAAATAGACGATCCCCACTCGTTACCAACCGATCGCTCAGCGCGCTCCCGCAGTGCGGTCACGATCTCATCTCTTGTCATGTCATTCCTCCTCGCCAAATGGCAATCATGCTTGGAAACGGTGCCGGTCCCATCGGCTTTCCGTCAAGCTCGAATTTCAGCCTACCTCGCAGGAACCGGATCTCTGCCTTACCCAGAATGTAGTCGTGAAAACTGGCACGGTCAGTTCGCGCAGGAATCAACAGCACCACCGTTGTCCCTGGTTTCTGTCCTTCGCGGTAACACTTTTCCGTCCACAGTCCTGTTTCCTTGCTTCCGTAGGGCGGGTTACAAAACACCGTTTCGCCCCCCAATTTTGCCGCAAACCATCATCGTTTTGCGTGAAATACCGCGCACACTTGTGGTTGCTATCACTGGCGGCAGCGTCCAGCGTAAAATGGAACTCCGCGTCCAGCTCGTCAAACAGCCTTTGCGGCGTTTCCCAGAAATTCTTATCGCTGGAAAACATAACTTCTCCATTCATGTCTCAATCTCCAAACACAACGCCGCACTCGTCCTTCAGCACGTCCTTGATGTGCTTCCGCTTGATGCGGCCTTCGTTGATCTCCTGTGTGATTTTTTCCAGGCACTCGTACAGATACGCGATGCTGTGCGTGTCGCGGCTGTCCGGTGTCTCCTCCTGGACGTGCCAGCCGCACTTGTCGATGAGTGCCATAGCCACCATGTCCATGCACTCCTGTGTGCCTCTGCGCTTGCCGTCCATAAAAATCCGGTCGTCCCGGCTCAAATGCTGCTTGCCCATGTGTCACCACAACCTTTCCTGCGCCGTATGCTCCGCAAACCGCTGCTCTTGCAGCCGGAAGTATGCCGGATCGATCTCGCATCCAACAAACTCAAAGCCGAGGTTATAGGCCGCTATTCTGCTGCTCCCGCTACCCAGATGCGTGTCCAAAATGCGCCAGCCTTCTTTGGCGTACTTCATCAGCAGCCACTCGTACAATGCCACGGGCTTTTGCGTTGGATGTATTCTTTTCCCCTTTTCTTGCAACGGCGGGTAATAAAAAGTTCTCGCGGATGTATCGAAAGAAGTCCATGCAAATTCGCAAGATGCAAAAGAAATATCTTCCGGCTGCTTTTTGTCCCAAATAACAAATCCCCTACAAGGCGGAAGATCGTAATAATTCCCCCCCCATATTATTTGGTTTTTGCTGCATCTTTTTAATTCGCTAAAATACACATCACCCGGAGTCGCATCGTCCCATCTTGTTTCAGTGGCATTGTATTTTTTCAATCGACCACTATCATGAATGCTAATTCCATACGGCGGGTCTACGATGGCAAGGTCAAACGCCTTGTCCGGCAGCGTCCGCATATACTCCATGCAGTCGGTGTTTATCGCAATCTGCTTGCCCATATCAATACCTCACTCCTATGTAGTCCAGCACCCGCGCATAACCGAGGCCGTCTTTCGTGGGCTTCCACAGCCCGTCCGTGTCAAATGCCCCGCCGCCGATGCAGAACGCATAGTGCTTCGGGTGCGTCAGTTTCATGCGTTCAAAGCGGTTTTCGCCCTTTTCGAGGTGCGCCCCGAAACCGCAGAACATGCAGCCCGTGCGTTGGCAACCCGTGCAATGCAGCGGCTTTTCGATGAGCGTTGACGGATAATCATTTTCCCCGTCGCTCGCCACGATGTCACCGTATACGCTGCAATACGGGATGTTTTTGCCTTTCAGGAACGCAAGCACGTCCTGATCTGTCCAGAAGCTCATTGGCTTGCTCATGGGGCGCTTGCCGTCAAAGGCGTTGCAGCCCGTGCGCTTCCACTCTTTTTCGCGCTGCTGGCTCTCGCTCGCCATCATCGCGGTAAATGGCACACATCCGCTCGTAGCTTCGTATCGCTTGGCGGGTGCTTTTTTCATCACGTCGCAGCATTGCTCGCTAATGCGGAACGGCGCATCCTTGAGATAATGCCACTTGTCCGCCAGTTTCATCGTCGAACAGTAAACGCCCTTCCGGTTGTATCCGGTCAGATACAGATTGACCGTTGCATCGTTCTGCCCGTGCGCGTTTTGTAAATCGCGGATAAAGCGCGCCTGTTTTTTGCCGATGACGGGATACCCGTGCTTTGCTATGACCTGCCGAATGTTGAGCTTTGGCCTCAGCCGCACGAGCTGCACCTTGATCCGCGGGAACTTTCTTTGCAGCCAGTCGGCGTACTCATTGACGAATTTCTGAATTTCAGGATATTCCAGCCCCGTGTTCACAAACACCAGATCCAACCCCCACGGCGGCGTCCTGAAACTCGACAGATACCGAGCCGCCAGATACGCCAGTACCGTGCTGTCCTTGCCGCCGGAGAAACTGACATAGCACTGTCCGCCCCATGCGGTGTACCACTCGTCCAGTTTCTCGTAGGTGGTCAATTCCTTTTCCGTCAAATCAAGCGCCATCAGTTTTCGTGCCGCATCGTTTGTCAGCGGCTGATTTGTCGGCATCATCACTCGCCCTCCTCCAGACGCACCACCTCGTAGCAGCCGTAGCTGCCGCCGTGCCGGAACGCCTTGCAGATACCCACACGGACATTCTGATATTTCCGACCGGACAACTGCGCCAGCTCCGCCGTGGTCGTACCCCACCAGCGGGGCAGGCGGTACTTATCGCGGGTGACTATCATGTAGACTGTCATGCTCACACCTCCCGGATGGCGAATCCGTACCGATTGCGGAACAGCTTTGCTTTCATGGCATACTCCCGCGTCCGCATCCCCTTCACGTCCTCCACCACCGGCAGCCAATACCGCTGGCCGTAGCTGTCAGGAGCCGTCCGGCGCTCATACACGAAGTCCGCGATGTAGTCGATACTTTTCACGCGGTCGCCCTCAAACGTCGTGTACGCCTCTTGCAAGCAGTATCTTACCTGCAATTTCAGCCCCCGTATCTCCCCGGCCTTTTGCAGCAGCATCAAAGCGTCATAGCGCTCCGCCTCCTTCTTGCTGTCGAAGGTCAGCTTGCCGCGCCGCGTCTTCTGCGCCTTGTACTTGCTTGGCTTGCGCATCTTCTCCATGACCTGCTTCTGCGCCGCAGGCCCCAGCCGCATCAGATCCTCACTGTTCATCCAACAACCCTCTTTTCTCCAGTCCGCGCCTGCTCATGGTGTAGCGCTTGACCGTCGTCATTTTCTGCGCTTTTCCGCAGCGCTGGCACACGCCCTGCGCCCATCCGTGGAACGCTGGCTCGATGATGTAATCCGCCGCCATCTCCTGCAAACAGGCCACGCACAGCCGCGCTCTGGCCACGCGCCAGATGCCTTTATCCATCCAGCGCATCCTTGGCCTCCTGCCACGTCATCCCGTGTTCCCGTGCATAGCGGGAGATACGGCCCAGCTTTCGCTCCTTGTGAACGTAGTCCCGCATCCACGCAAAACGCTCCATCGTGTCCGGTGCCTGTTCTTCCTGCGTCTGCTCCTCCTGCGGCTCAATGCCCATCGTGATATCTGCCACATCGGGGAAAAATTTATTGCGTCTGGCATAGGCGACGGCGGCGGCTCTTACGTCCGCGTAGCTGTAAGGCTCTAAGGCGATCTCCCACGCCAGCTTCATTTTTGTCGTGACCTGCTTGTTCGGCCAGAACTGCGAAAACAGGGTAAAAAGCTTCTCAACCTCGCATCTGTCCATTTCTTCCTCCTCCGGTAGTACATACTCCCGCCGCCGTAATATATAACATTCGTTCTCTTACTCTCCCTCTCTCTCTTACTCTCTCTCTTTCTCCCCCTCTTTCTCCTTGCGCCTTTGTTTTGCGTTTGTTCCACTTTTGTTATCAGTTTGATTCTGATTTGTTCTGGCGGTTGGCGGCTTTATTCCTGCCGCTGTCCAGTGTGGGGCGAATCAAATTAAATGCGACACTGGCGGCGGGGGAGAGACTGCTGGACGGTTCTGTTTCGTTCAGCGCATAGTCGCAGATCGCCAGAAGGATCTCCGCCTGCTGCTTTTTGGGGAGAGGCTGTATCGCATCCCAGTAGGAGCTGTAAAACGTGAATTGTTTGCGCTTCACACCGCCTCACTCCTTCTTCATCGCCCCGATGACGTAAACGCCGCGCTCCTTGTCCAGCGCCACCTGCACGGTGTAGTCTGTCAGTGCTTGCGTCACCAGCTCCGCAGGGATCTCCAGATGGTAGCCCCACAGCGTGTCGCAGTCCTCACGCTTCTCGCCAAACTGTACGGCACAGGCGGCGTAGTGCGCATCCACGCCGCGCTTGAACGCCTCGATCACGCTCTCCGCGGCCTCGATGTGCTGCCGCTGGCGCTGTACGATGTTTTCCAGGTGCCGATTCTGCCTCCGCAGACCCTTGATCTCATCCTGCATCTTTCCCATTCTTTTCTTCCTTTCTCTCGTACTCGTCCGTCAGATGCCGTGCGATGGTGCAATGCTCCCACGCACCGGCACAGAATTGATTCATGAAGCGGGATGCCGCGCCGCCCGTCTCGAAACTGACGCGGCTTCCGCCCTCGCAGCAGACCCGCCGTTTCTCGCTGCTGGTGAAGTAGGGGCAGGTGTACCGCTTGTGCCAGTAATCCATGCCGCTTACCCCTCCCATCAGAACGGCAGGTCGCCGTCATCCTCGATTTCGGTAAAGCCGGTGGGTTGTGCTGCCTCGGTAAAGCCGGTGGGTCGCGCCGCGCCGCTGTCCGTGTCCCGCTTGGCGTCGCCAAAGTAGATATTGTCCGCCAGTACCTCGGCGTTCCGGCGCTTGTTCCCGTCCTTGTCCGTCCAGTCCCGCAGCTGCAAGCGCCCCTCCACCACGGCCATACGGCCCTTGGAGAAATACTTGGATACGAACTCGGCGGTGTTACGCCACGCCACCACGTCAATAAAATCCGTGTCCTTGGTGCCGTCCGCGTTCTTAAAGTCCCGGTCTACCGCCAGCGTGAAGCTGGTGACGGCGGTGCCGTTCTGCGTCCTGCGCAGCTCCGGATCGCGGGTCAGGCGGCCCATAATGAAAATCTTGTTCAGCATTTCTTATCTCCTCTCATAAGTAACTTTTTCCAAACTCGCGGCGGAAGTCCTCCTCCGTCCAGCCCTGCTCCTCCATTGCCTTGAGCTGCCCGTACCGCCTCAGACGCCGCATCTGGTCGCCGTTCTTGTGTACCGCGCCGCGCCCGTTCCGGTGGCAGCGATTGCCGCACAGGTACACCACAAGGCCGTACTTCTCGCTTTTCTTCCGGTTCGCGCCTCCGAGAATGTGGTGGCGCTCCAGCGGGTCACTGGGGTCGTTCCGCCCGCACAAAAAGCATCGCTTGTCGTTCATACGATCACCTCTCCCCACCGGCTCACCAGGGCATCCAGCTCTCGCGGCGTCATAGTCTCAATGCCCACATCCCGGCAGTCCTGCACGATGGCATCTATCAGCCGCGCCATCTGTTCTGTGTCGTATACGGAGCTGCCGTACCAGACGGTCACGTTTACGCAGCCCTTGATTTTGCTGGGGCCGGTATCTGTCATCCAGCCGATACCGTTGCGTTCCCAGCTCCGGCAGAACGCCTCCGCCGCCTTTTCCCGCAGGCACAGCACCTCGCTGACGCCGCCGATGCTCTGTATCTCCTGCCGGTATACCTTCTCTCTCGCAACGCCGTAGTGCGCCGCCAGCTTGTCCAGAAGCACCCACGCATACCCGTTGGCATCGAGGCTCCGTCCCTTGCCCTTGATGGTGGCGGTGTACGCCTTGCCCGGCTTCAGCGCATCACAGACTTCCATCGCCGCCTCCGGTGACTTCACCCGCAGGCAGAGCCACGCGCCCTCGCTGTCCTGCGACCAACGCGCCGCTTTAACCGTTACCTGCCGCATGGTTGTTCTCCGCTCTCATGCAGCCCCAGCAGAGCCGCTTGCCGTACTTCTTTACCGCGTTCTCTACGATCTCGTCGGTGGGATACACACGATCCCCGCACTTTACCGGCTTGATGGGCAGTCCGCAGCACTCACACAGCACCGGCGCCTCCTGCTTGCTCTCCTGTTTCTTTTCACGCTTCTTCGGCGCATCCTCCTGTCGCTTGGCTTCGTCCGTGTCTGCGTCCTTGGTGTCGTCAATGCAGAACAGCCCATTCAATGCGTACTTTCTGGCGTAGCTGGATGCCATGCCGGTGATCTGGCTGTCATCCATGCCCTTCTTGTCCTGCGGCTCTCTGGCATACGCAGTTACAGATACGCTGTCGCCGCTCTCTGTGTCTACCAGCGTTGCGGTGGCCACAATGTAAAATCTGCCGGATACTTCCTGCACCGCATCATTCAGCAGGAGCGTGGCGTTGTTCTTGATGCACAGAGGTTTTACTGCCTCCAGAATGTCCTCGCAGCTCCGATAGTTGTACTTCGCAAAGCTGTTGTACTGCCCCTTCGGTGCTTTCAGCTCCTGCTGGATCATCATCAGCTTACCGTAGATATGTGCGCCCATCACTTCACCCCCATGTTCGACCGCTCACACAGCACCGCGCCGGTCACGGCCATGCCGGACTTGAGCAGCGGCGCAATGTCCGTCTTGCTTACCGTCGGCTGGGCATAGGTGATCTTGCCGGCGTACCCGTTGTCCATGCACCACTGCACCACCGCGTCCATGTCGGTGATCTCCACCGCCGTACTCTTGCGGTATGTTACGGCGCATTTGGCCGTCTGGAATGCCGCGCCGCCCAGCGCTTTCTCTGCGTAGTCCAGCAGCTTCTCCCGCTTGCGCTCCAGCTCCTTGCGCCGCTCGGCAAGCTCCTTTTCCTCCTCGCGTATGGCCTTTACCTCCGCCGCCAGATTCTTTGTCCAGCAGAGTACGCCCTCGATTTTGGCATCCCGCGCCATTTGCAGCGCCTCAAACGCATCAAAGTCCAGCACCTCGCCGGTTTCCTGATCGATCAGGTTCTCCAGTTCCTGGTCGATGTGATACAAACTCATACTCATTTCTGTTCCTCCCATGCGTCCACCGTCTCAATGCAAAACTCGCATCCAACGATGACGCCGTCCTTGTTCTTGTAGTAGGTGTCCGTCTCCTCCCCGCACACGGGGCAGACGGGCATATCGTAGTCCTTCGGCTCTAACTCCGGCTCCCAATACTGCATCACGCTTCTCATACCGGTCGTCCCGCCGCTTTCAGCACGTCCCGCATCGGCTTTCGCGCCTTGAGGATGGACATAGCCCGCGCCGTATCCCTCTTGTACTGCCGGTACAGGTCTCCCAGCTCCTCCGTCTGATAGTAGCCCTCGCCGTCGTTGCAGATCATCACGCCCTGCCGCTTGGCTTCGCTGACGGCCTTTCGCATCATCCGGTCGGAAGTCTGCATCGCCGCCGCCAACTCCGCACGGCTGATGGCGTTTCGCCGCCCGTGGGGGATCAGCGCCGCAATGCGCTCCGTCTCCGCCGTCCGCTGGGGGATGTCGGCTTTCTCGTCCTCGCCGTACAGATATGCCCGGCTGGTACGCAACGCCGCCTCCAGCGCCGTCAGCACCTCCTCCGTGGGCAGACACACGCCGTTTTCAAACCGGCTCACCATGCAGGTGTCGATACGGGGATCCACCAGCTTCAGCACACCGCTGACCGCCTCCTGCGTCAGACCCAGCTCCAGCCGCCTTTCCTTCAATCGGTTCATTTCATCCTCCATGTGGCCTGTTGAATGCGCTGGTATGCCTTGCGCATCACGCGGCCCTTATAGTTCTTAAATTCGTTGTTTTTGATCCGCTCCGCGTAGAAGATGGCTTTCTCCGCCTCGTGCTGCTCCCAAACGGGACAGCCGGTGCGGCATCCTACCCGCCTATTGGGGCATTCGATGGGGCAGTTGGTCATTCCCATCTCACCAGCACCCTTTGTACTCCGGCGCGGTGCGCCTCCTCGTGGGTCATCAGCACATCCACCGTGTAGCCGTACACGCCGGCATCGGCGGCGACATACGTTTTCCCGCCGATAGTCACGGTGCTGCCCAGCGGGATAATGTCCGGGTCAACCGCCACCGCCTCGCCGATGTTCACCCACCGCCCGGAGGCCGTTAGCACCTGCCCCGCCTCGTTGCGGTTGATGTGGGCATAGGGCGTGCAGCACGCGCAGTAGCCGGTGATGTCGCAGACCAGCAGGTTTTCCGGCGACTTCGCGGCGGACAGCACCGCCGACTGCACCGCAGCGGACAGGGAAGGGGGTGCGTCCTCCGGCTCCTGCGCCTCCGGCAGCGTCAGCGCCCAGAGGAGGATGCCGGCAATAGCCAGCCCAAGCAGGATATTGAGTATCCAAAGCCGTCTGCTCCACCGCCGCTCCCAGCAGCGCCGGGAATACTCCCGCGCCCGCCTGTTCCGCTCTCTCATCGTCCCAGCGCCTCCACGCACTTGACGATGGCCCAGCTCAGCCACGCCGCGCCGATAAACGCCAGCGCCCATGCAAACGCGCTCATTCCTCCACCGTCCTTTCCGCGATCCATGCGTCCAGCTGCTTCTTGAAGATCTGGAACACCGGGCTACGCTCCATCTCGATCACGATCCCGAAGGGATACACCCCCTGCTTGATGCCCTGCCGCAGCGTATCCGGCGATATGCTCAACCCGCGATCTCGCAGGTACTGTGCCGCGTCCTGCACCGTCAGCGTAGCGATCCTGCTCATTTCTTTCTCCTCTCGATGATGGCATCCAGCGCATTTTCCATGCGCTTCTGGATGTCCTTCGGCTTCTTCACGCCGTTCAGGATCTGGCACACATACGCCTTTCCGATCCCCAGCTCCGCGCCCAGCTCGGCGTAGGTTATGCGGTTGTTGTGCATCCTCCCGATCAGTCGTCCCGTCCATGCTTCCGGCATTTCTTATCTCCTTTCAAATTTATAGTTGCAAAAGTTTACTTTTCGTGATACCATAAAGTTGCCACACATCATGCATCACGAGGGTCTTATGAACGAACTTAAAGTTTTGCATACATTGAAACGAAACGGAGGAGAAATGCCTTACTCTCAGCTCCTATCTCTCCGCAAGGGGAAACTGCTCCAAATACAGGGCATTTTGTTCCGCCTCAAGTCCTCCGGCTGTGTAAAGGGAGAACTTGACGGGGACTTGACCGTTTCGCTAACGCCTGCCGGTTACGCCAGATACGATGACCTGCTCCACATATTCCTGATGGAGCTGGTCGCTGTGGCTACCTTAGTAGTATCCGTAACAGTGCCGCTACTTGTGCGATAAGCGTTGCAATCGCAATGCCGTCCATCACACGCTGTTTTCTTCGTCTTTGCTTCGCCTCCCACTTCTCAAATTCTGCGTATTCAAGCTCCGTCACTTCACCCCCGCCTTTCTGTGATTACGCTAACAAATTCAACCCATAACCGTATAATAACGCTAACGTTGTTGACAGTCAAGCCAAAAACGCTAACAAACTAAACTTCGGTTGGTTGCACAAAATTTTTGAGGTAATTTGTATGTTTTTTCAAAACTACCTGCGCCTGTGTAACAGCAAAAACATAAAGCCAACTGCCGCAGCCCTTGAAATGGGAATTGCAAAAGCAACTGTTTCTCGCTGGAAATCAGGTTGCAAACCAAATTCTGCGACTTTGCAAAAAATCGCTGACTATTTTGGTGTTCCGGTCGAAACTTTGACCGCAGAGCAAAAAGAAACCGCGCCCACCGTTACCGATGAGCGCGATCTTGAGATGCTGTCTTTGCTGTCCCGCCTTACGCCGGAGCAGAAGGAGATGCTTCTTCTCCAGATAAAAGGGCTTTTGCCGCCGCAAGAATGATGTCTTTTTCTCCGTTCCCCAACTGCGTGAATAATTCCATAAACTCTTTGTCCATTTTCTCTCCCTTTCTTTCGTCAAATCGCATAGTTTTTGCTCCGTGTTTGGCTATATATCCAAATTTATTTTCTTAACTTGTTTACATTCCGTGCAGTTTGTATAATATTGTCTGGAGGGGGTGAACAAATGGATTCTCAAGATAACGTCAGATACCAGTTAAAGGGTATGCCAACGTTCCCGCCTGTTGAAAACCGCGCGACCAGTCCGCCCCCAGTTGCACCAAAAAAGAAAAAATCGCATTGGCAAGCTGCCTTGTGTGCATTGATAATCCTTGCCGCTTATTTCAGTGGAGACTACTTCGGGCATGATCGAGGGTACAACCAAGGCTATAAGCAAGGAGAAACAGACACCTACAATACTGCGTATGCCGAAGGGAAAGATGCCGGATATACTACAGGTTATGACGACGGCTACGACAACGGGTATTCAGACGGGGAAAAATACGGTCGCGCAGCCGAAATTTCGAAGAATTTAAGGAACAGAATTAAAACGAACAGTTCTCCGCAAGTTACATATGACTACACGGTTTATATTACTGCCACCGGGTCGAAATACCACAGGTGGGGGTGCCAATACTTAAAAGAGAGCTGTTACTACCTGTTGCGTTCAGACGCAATCTCCAGAGGCTATACGCCCTGCTCTGTATGTAACCCATAAACAATGCGCCCCCGCCGCCTCCGCAACGGCGACGGGGGCTTACAGCAGACACACCAACCATCACGCGCACCTGCTGCGGCTTCACCGTAGCAAAACCGCATTAGGCAGGTCAACGCCGGAACAAGGCAGACCGCCCCTCCGCGCCAAACCGAAACGGGGCAGGCCGCGCCCAGTTGAGGGAGGAATGAATACAAATGGAAGAATCTTTACAGGAAATTTGCAGAGAAGCCAAATACCGAGAAAAGATGACGGCGCAGGACATATCCGACAATTCCGACGTTCCGCTGTCCAGCGTCAACAACTTTTTTTCATCGTCGTCCAAAATGCCGTCTATCTACACCGCTGGCCCCATCTGCCGCGTCCTCGGTGTGTCGATAGACGCTTTTTTTCATATTCAGCCAACGCCCGATCCGTCCATAGAAGCACAGCTTGCCCACGAACAGGAGATGAACCGGCTCCGCGTCAGAGCCATACGTCACAAGAATTATCTGATCCTCGGCCTGATGATCCTGCTTGCCATCGCCCTGGCATACGGCATTACCATTGATATGCTAAACCCCAATATTGGACTGTTCCAGAAATAAAACATCTGTTCTATTTGTTTGCTACCATTGTATATGACAAGTTTCTTGTTTTCAATCGGCAAGATTTACAAGATTCTTGTTTCTTCTTTGTGAGGTGTCCCTATGTCTACTTGTATTAAATGCGGCGTCCAACTGGTACCGGATGCCGTTTATTGCCATATCTGCGGGAAAAAGCAGGTCATGGCCTCCCGCAAGGCGCTGAAACGCCCCAACGGGTCCGGCACGGTGTATAAGCTGGGCGGGCGGCGGTCGCGGCCTTGGGTCGCCGCAAAAGACGGCGTGTATATCGGGTACTACGAGCGGAAGACGGACGCGCTTGCCGCGCTGGATCGTCTGGCAGGCCGTCCGCTGGAGGAAAAATTCAATATGACCTTTTCCGAGGTGTTCACCGAATGGAAAGCCGAACACTATCGGGAGATAGGGGAGAAGGGCGTGGAATCCTATGACAGAGCCTACGCTGTATGTGCGCCGCTGCACAACAAGAAATTCCGCGACCTGCGCACAAAGGACTTTCAAGCCATCATCGACAGCAACATGGCAAAGTCCAACTCCACGCTGTCTAAATACAAGCAGCTCATGACCCAGATGGCCCGCTGGGCCGTCCGTGAGGAGATCGCCACAACTGACTTTGCCAAATATGTCAAGCTGCCCCAGCAGGTAAAAAAAGAAAAAGCCATCTTTACAGATGACGAAATCGCGCTATTGGAAAAAGACGGCTCCGACGCCGCCAAGATCGCTCTTATGATGATTTACACCGGTATGCGCATCGGTGAATTGTTCTCCCTTCCGCTGAAAGACTACCATGAATCGTATGTGATCGGCGGCGAAAAGACAAAGGCCGGCAGAGACCGCGTTATTCCCATCCGACCGGAGGGCAGAAAGTATTTTGCATACTTCGCCTCCCGCGCCACCGGCGACCTGCTTCTGTCCGGCTACGATGGGCAGCGCATCCCCGCCAATTACCGCAAGCGTGACTTCTATCCGTTGCTGGAAAAGCTCGGTATCCCAAAGCACACGCCCCACGCCACGCGCCACACCTTCGCAACATGGGCGAGAAATGCAGGCATCCAGCAGGAGATTTTGCAGAAGATCATCGGTCACGCGAGCTTCTCCACCACGGCGGATATTTACATCCATGCAGACGCGGAAAAGCTCATCTCCGCCGTTGAATCTGCAAGTAATTTGTAAGTAACCGAAAAAACCTAAAACAGTTTAACGCGGGTTCTGGTTATTGTTTTCCGTGAAACATTATTAAAACACCACGAAAACCGCGCAGAAACGTTGTAAAATTCCGTTGTCCATATTTCACACGCAGGAGGTCACTGGTTCGAGTCCAGCAGTCTCCACCACAAAAATCCCTGTAACCGCAACGGTTACAGGGATTTTCTTATTTTCTCCAAAACACGTTTGTAAGTAACGTGTAAGCAACGTCACCCGTTCTCAACAACGTGCATTGCCTGCCGCAGCGCTTCCTTTACGTTGGGATCGTCGGTGTCCTGCATCATGCGCTCGATCAGATCCTTTGCCTTGCCCTCATCGCGGCTGTACCGGCCCATAGAATCCCTCTTGCGCCGATACGAGCTGCCTCTGTTGTAGGCGGTGCGCCCGGAAGACCAGTCGCGGGAATAGCCGTCATCGCGGGAATACCCATCGTCGCGGCTGTAGTCACCGCTTTCAAACATGGCGATTTTGTCAATGTTCTTGATGGACGATGCCAGCTTGTGGATAGCGTCCAGTTCAGCAGCGCTCAGCTCCCGCTGGCCGGAAAACTCAGACAGCTCCTCGCACAGCATCTCCCGGATGCCGAAAAGCTCCTTCATGTTCATGTTGCCCCTCCTTTCAGCAGACGCGCTCCACGATCATGTTGCTATTGGCAAAGCTGATCGTCTGAGCGCTGGTGTTTTCCATCGCCACCGTTACGCAGCAGCCCTTCGGCACGTCCACGTTGGCAGCGACGAAGATATTGAAATAGTTCTCCACGGCGGCGGGCGTTACCGTTGCCACGGCGCTGGTCAGCGGCTCTCCGTTGATAGCCAGCGCAGCGGAGATTGCGCCCACCGTGCCGCCGGTGGGGATGGCAATGTTTCCGCCGAAGGACACGCGAAACCGTGCCTTACACTGGTTTGTCAGGCCGCGCAGGAACACCTGCCCGCTGCCCTCGCGGTGTACGATGCAGGACTTGCCCGCAACAGCAGTTTCCGTCAGCGGTACATTCTGTCCGGCGGGAACAGAAACGATGTTTGTATTTACATATTCAGCCAAAATACTCACTCCTTTCAAAAATGCAGGCGGCGGAGCTATTGCCCCGCCGCCTTTCAATATCAGCCCGGAGCTGAACAGTTCGGAAATTCCGAACAGATAGTTTTATGCAGTTGTCAGCAGCCGGAGCAACCGGTGTAGCTGCCAGCCCACGGGTTGCAGGATGCATACGCCGGGATAGGCGTAGGCCGCAGCTGGGAGATCAGATAGTTGTTCTGCGCCGCCTGAGACGCGGCCAGGCGCAGCTCCTGATTTGCGCTCTCCAGATCGCGCATCTTGGAGTTGGTCAGGAAGTCCAGGATGGCACGGCTGTTGGCGTTCTGATTCTCCACGATGTCGCGGGTGGCATTCTGCACGGTGTTCCGCGTGTCACACGCCTGCGTCGCCATGTCATAGCGCACCTGCGCAATGGCGGCTCTGTTCTCGCAGCAGCAGTTTGCCGCCTGCATCTGCATAGCGCTGAGCTGCTGCATCAGTGCGGCCTGCTGGTTGGCGCGGGACAGCTCGGCATTGCCGAAGCCGGTCAACAGCGTGTTGTTCACGGCATAGAAGCCGTCGCACAGCCCGCCGTTAATCAAATCCATCTTGCGCTCGATGTTGGAGAAGTCGGAGGCCAGCACATAGCCGTCCACCACGCCGCCGGAATTGCCGTTGTTGCCCCAGCCATTGCCGCCCCAGCCGCAGAACGCGAACAGGAACAGGATGATGAGGAACCACGCGCCGTCGCCGCCAAAGCCAAAGCCGTTACCGCTGCCATTGGCAGGGGTCACAGGCATGGTCATGGTGGGCATACCCTCGGAAAGAGACATAGTATCACTCCTTTTTATTGATGTAATTTATCTGAATCGCGGCCACGATCAAGAAACAAGTTATGTTTCGTCTTATGTTTTGTCTTATGTTTTTGCTTAGACTTTGCTTATTCCATCAGACTTTGAAACTGCTTCGCCATCTGCTGGAGCTGGTTCAACTGCTGCTGCGTGAGCTTGCCGCTTTGCAGCAGCTTTTCCACCTCTGCTTTTGGTTCGCCTTGGAAATTCGCCTTGAACTGCTTGAACTGCTGCACCATCTGCATAAAGCCGTTGCCGCCGCCCATTGCACCGAAAAACGGATTATTCATCGCTCTTTTCCTCCTTGCGCTTCTTGCCCTTCATTTCGCTCACAAGCGCCGCCAGCGCGTCGAACTCCTTACGGGTCACATATTCCGCAGCGGGCGCTTTCTGCGTATCAGGAGCGCTTGCAAGCCGCTCCACAAGGTCGTACACCTTGAGCGTCGGCTTGCCGCTTGCATCGGCCTGTTTCAGATACACCGTGGGCGCCGTCGAATCCCACAGCGCCACCGCCGCATTGGGCGCGACCATCCAGCTTCTTGCCTCCTGTTCGCCGGATACCCACTGCACGCCGCTCTGCGGCAGGGGATTTTGCGGCATCGGCGGAATGGCCTGCATCTGCTGCTGCCTCAGTTGGGCGAGGTTGTCCTGCATCGGCGGCATATAGGGGTTTCCGTAGTAGAGATAGTTCATGCTTTATCCGTCCTTTCCCAGTAATACAAGGGTGTTTCGGCTCCGGAATCCCATGTGTCGTGCCAGTCTCCGTCTATCACGCACACCACATGGGACGCCAGCGCCAGCAGATATGTACCACGCGGGTGATCCGTTGCAAAATCACTCACGGAATAGCTGTCCGAACAGTCCTCCGGGATGATATGCCGTGTAAAGCCCAGCTTCTTGAGATACGCGCCCCACACATTGTTGGCGCTGGGCATATCCGCAAGTGCCAGACCCTGCATACAAAGCTGCACATACGTCTCATGCCATCCCTGCCCCGTGGCGCGGCAGATCGCGCGAACAGGACAGTCTCCCACGTTCTTGCCAGAGGGATTCGGGTTATACCATACGAACATCACGACCACCTCTCTTTACCGCCAGCATACGGCAGATATCGCCGGAAAAAGCGTCAAGAAAAGGGCGAAAAAGTGCGTGTCGTTTTTTGTCGAACGATTTTTCTTGCGTTTCCCGCTTGTGCGCGTTACAATAAAAATACCCCAATCCCTTTCCTGCGTTCCATGTGCAGCAGGAAAGAAAAAAAGACACACCTACACGGTGTGTCTTTTTTCTGCTCTCAGGCCGTCGGCCATTTTTTTGTATGCGGCGCGGCGGCGGCGCTTTACGCCGTCAACCGATACGTTCATGCGGAACGCCTGCTCCACGCAGCTTCGTCCCCGCACGTCGCATTCCGCGATACACTGTGCCTCCTCCTGCGGCAAGTCAAAAGATTGGATCCACGCGATAGCTCTCTTGGGTGCCATGCTATGCAGCATAGCCCGTATTTCACGGTGCTCCTGATTCATCCTGCTTTACGCAGGCTTGCGGATCGCCTTGCGGCGGGATGGTGCCATAGGATGGTTGCCCTATCGCCCGTTGCTCCTTTCCTTGATTTACGGCGCTCGCCACCGTTTTTTCAGATCATCCACAGATTTTACCTTCTGCTCCGTTTTCATAATCGCCTCGATGCCCTGCCGCACGTCCTTCTCATCGTAGCCGTGCTCCAGCATCTCATTATAGATCATCCGCGCCGTTTTTGTGTCGTTCTCCTTCTGCGCCAGATAGAGCAGTTCGCACCAGCGCTTTCTGTTCCCGGCGCTCCTGTCCATACGGTAGATGGCTTTCTCCATCTCGAACATGATCCGCACGTTGCCTGTCTCATTGGCAGCACTTCGAGCAGCAGCCCACACGTCGCGGCCAAGGTTTGCCACGCTGACGCCAAATATCTTGCTCACAGCGGTCAAAAGCTGCTTGCAAGCGTAGGCGGTGGTATATTTGCCCTCGCCGGTAACGCTGCTGTACATCGTCTGGGTCGCCCGCACAATGTCACCGATGGCATCTGCATCCATGCGCTCTACGGAGTAGCCTTGCAGGATGGAGATCAGATCCTTTGCATAGGGCAATCTTCCGACCAGCGTAATGTTGCCCTTCAGGTTTCCTTCCAGCAAAACGTTCTTTGCCAGCTCTCCGAAGCTCTCCTCATCTCCGCTAACACCGGTAAGCGCCGCGAAGAAACGCGCCCAATACTTTTTCTCCTTGTCATCGTCGCGCAGCGCGTCAACAAGGGACTGTGCCAGCGAGTTTATAATATCCGTTACCAGCAACGCACCCACGGAGCGCTTCAACTGCTTCAATGCAGCGCTCCGCTTCTGCGTGTTGGTTTCAAAACGCCATGCGTCATAGGAGCGCATCAGGATATTCAGACTTTTCAGCGGCTCACCCATAAAGGACGTGGCCTGCCGCGTCAGCGCGTCGCTGTCCCGCATGATCTGCGTCCGCTGCATGATGCCGTCTACCACCTGCGTTTGGTCGATGACGTCCGTAAACAGCTCCGCCACCTGTCGGTAATACGCATCGCTGCCTACTTCCGTTTTTGTGTCTGCCGCCACCTGCCACTCGCAGGCATTCCAGATCTTGCCCCATGTAATGGCGTCCGCATTGGCAGCGGCCCGGCTGCTCCAGTTGCTCAGCTTGTCCATAACGCTGTCGCTGGAGCCGTACACCTCTCGCGCAATGGTGTACCGGCTTCCCTGATCAAAGCCGGACGAATCCTTGATGCCGGCAATCGCCGCCCAGTTTCTGGCCTTGTCCCAGCCGTTGCCGTCCGTCACGCCTTTTGCGATGCCTTTCGCCATGTTCTCCGGGTCAAGGATCACCGCCGCCCGGAAAAATGCCGTGGGCTGCTGGATGACCACGCGCCAGTTGGAGCCGACAGCCGCGCCCTTGGTATTGCCCACGATCCGCTCAATGCTTCTGGTGGTGTCGCTGGAATTTTTCACCATGCCGTTCTGCATATCCCGCATCAGATTCCGCCAATACTTCTGCGCCGCGTCTCCGTATACGCTGGACAACACCTGCTGCATATTCCGCCCCGTCAGATTCCCGCTGCTGTCGCGGTACCGATAGTTGTACAGCCGGTTGATATCCTCCATCGGTGCCAGCAACGTGGCGTATTTGATCATGTCGCTGGCGTTCTGCGCAAACACGTCATACGCACCGCCGATGTCCAGCGCATTGCTGGCGTTGGGGGTCAGCGCCTTTGCGCTGCCCATGTTCTTGATCGACCGCGCGTTGTCCGCGTCCTTCTCCACGCTGGAAGCCACCGCATCCTTTGCGGCCTTGATGGGCCAGTAATGCTCCTCCTTGAATTTCCGATAGCCGTACACCTGCATACTGGCGTTGTTGCCCCACTCCGCCAGTTTGGTGCTTGCCAGCTTTTGCAGCCCGTTTGCCACCTTGACCTGCTCCGGCGTCAACACAGAGGTGATGGCCTTGATGTCCTCCTCCGTCAGCAGAATGTTGTCATTCCCGCGCGGGATCTCTTTCAGCTTGCCGTCCCGCTTGATCTCCGGCTGCACAATGCCGCCAACCGTCAGATGGTGCATGGCCTGTTCGCCGCGCCGCGCCAGATTGTACAGGTTCATGATCTGGTCGGTGGTCAGCGTCAGCTCCACGCCCCGGCCGGTGGTGAAAGTGTGTCGGTCAAAGCGGTTTTTATACACGTTCTTGTCCAAGAACTTTTCCGCCTCGCGCTGCACATCCTTCAGCATCCAGTGCTGCTGATCCTGCGCGTTCCGCAGCGTTCTGTACAGCTGCTTACCCGCATCGCCGTAGGCAGAGAAGAACGTATACGGGTCTGCCATATCCAGCGAGATTTTGCGGTTTCGCCGCTTCCTGCCCATGCTGTCCGCCGCAAATCGCTCCGCCCACTCGCTGGTGCTCTTGTACTTCGCGGAGGATAGCGTCTTGTCGTAGGTTGTCAGCGTCGTTTCAATGGCACGAATCGCGTTCCACACCGTTTCCAGCTCGGACACACTCATATCCGCAATGCGCTTGCCGCCCAGCGCAGACAGAGAATCCAGCAGACCGCCGCTTTCCGTCAGCGCCGGGTCTACCACCATATTCCCCTCGTTGTCCAGAATATCATCATAGATCTGCTTGAGCCGGTCTGCCTCCAGCGTCCTTCTGGTGGGGTCGCCGTCCGCGTTCTTCCGAAGCCGCCCGTTTTCGTCGTAGCTGTACGCGCTTTCCAGATTGATATTTTGCAGCAGGCCTGCCACCGCCACACGCAGCCGCTCCGGAATGTGCTGCTTGTCCGTTGGATTCACCAACTTACGGGAGATCGCGCCGGTGTGCCGTGCGATCCGCGCCCGTATCGCTGTTGCTTTCCGTTTTTCGCTGCCCTTCTTGGTCTTCTCGTTGTACTTCTTCCGCAGCGCGTTTACATCGTCCCGGCGCTTCTGCCGCTCACGGGACAGCATCTCACGCACACGACCGACGGCCTCCTGCTTTTCCAGCGCACGCCTGTCTGCATACGTTTTCTTCTGCCGCACCTGATCGGAGATCATGCCGTCGATCAGCTGATTGGCGATCTCCTGCACCGCCGCGTCCCTGTATCCTTCAAAGGGATTGTGGTAAACGCTGTCGAGGCCATCCAGCACATCACCGATTTGCAGCAGCTTGTCCGCCTCCGTATGCACGTCGCTGGGGAAATAACCCTCGCCGAACATCTCCGTCAGTTCGCCGTACACGGTATCCACAGACGTGCCGTTGTCCTTGTTCAGCTTCAGCGTTCCCATATGGCTCTTTCGGAAATCGTTGTAGTTTGCCATGCCCCCGCTAAACTGGATGGTCTGCCGCTTCAAATGGTCTCGAATTTCCAGCAGCTCCGCGCCGTACTCCGTCAGCTCCGAGGTGTTGTCCACAATGGCCTCCGCCACGGCCTTGGCGTGAGGCATCAAATCCTCCATCGTCACGTCCCGTTTCATCACAGCCTTGGCAAGCGCGTCCATCTCGCTCTGCACGTCCGCGTATTTCACATCGCTGCCGTACTCGCGGATGAGATTCTGCCCCAGCTTCTTCACGTCCCGCGCCACAACAGACGGCTCTTTGCTGATGCGCATTTCGCCCCTCAGCTCCTGCACCCGCCGTTTCAGCGCCTCGTTCTGCTTGGCCAGCGCGTTTCGCTCCTTCTTGAGTTCCCGCGCCTCGCGCTCCACCTCCGCCGTGGCTTTTAGAGAAAACCGTATATCCGGGTCGCTGGTTGGGGTTAGGTTGTCCACGTTTTTAAACTGGCTACTGTCAAAAGCCACATAAACCGTTGCGTCGTCGTATTTCCCCTCGACAATATATCCGTCATACCCCAGCACTTCACGCGCGGCTTTTAAGACCGCGCCGGGATTGCCCATCCCATTGGCCAGTTCTGCAAGGATTTCGCTGTCGCTTTCACTGGTTTCCATAGTCATGCGCAACGTATCATTTACGGCGCGATTGTACCATGTACGAGATGGATACCCCATACCGCCGCGTGAATCATAGTTAAGAACTAAATCATCGCCGGTAGGGTCGATTGCCATAATAAGGCGCTTTACTTCTGCATTTGATAGCGTGACCTCGCTGTCACTAAGCGGGTTCTTAATGTCAAGATATCCCTCCAGCAATTGCCCACCATCCTTTTCGTATCCCTGCGCCATCGTCTTGAGATCAGTGAAATAAAATCCCTGCCCTTCGGAACTGCCGTTTTTGCTCATAAAGTCCGCTGAAAACTTTGTGAACTGCGCAGAACTGCCGTGGTATACCGTTTTCAACCGCCCCTCCGCGTCCCGCACCTTGCTATCCTTAAAATATTCCTGCTGCTGTTCGGAGAGCTTCCGCCCGGTGCTGTCCGTGGCTTTCAGCGAAAACTGCGACTTGACATTCTCGCCATCGGTGAGTATACTGGTATCAGAAGGTTTTGGCGCGAATACCTCCGAATGCGTTTCCGCAGAGAAGGAGGCGGCGCTGATTACCTTCTTTTTTTCTATGTCAATAAGGTCATAGAGATAGGATTTCCCGTCGGCGTCATTGCGTATGAGCAGCGTCCCGCCGTAGACAGTATAGTGGTCTATGGCTTTTTTTGCGTTCAGAATAGGAACCGCAAACTGCGTATCATACCGATACCAACCGTTTTTTGCATCTTCTGCGTGCTTTGACTTTACATTTTCCCGCCATTCTCCATTTTCAGCCAACAGCAACATCTCATCCAGATTGGTTGCTGCTTGCATTTTAACTTCCCGAATAGACTTTCGCAGGTTTTTCGAGTATTCGGAACTTCGATATTCTCCCGGCAAGTCTTTTCCCACATAAACAGGCTGCGCATCTGCTAAGATGGTGGAAAAGGGATGGTCTGCGTCCACCAGTGTTTTCAAATACGCTTCTGCCGCCTTAAAATCGCGCGTATCGTTCTCTGTGTCGATAACAGTCATGGTTTCTCCGCCGACGTTACGGATCATATACCGCACGCCGTCGCCATTCCCGGCGGCGGTTTTTGCTTTCTCCGCCTGCCGTTCCGACGCGTCAAAAGCCGCCTGCCACTGCTTGGCAATGTCTTCCAGCTCGGCAAAGTCCTTGCCGTATGCCTCCTGCGCCGCCATGTCGCGGTATTTGCCGGTGAACAGACCCCTGACCTTGGCAAGAAATTCCTTTAAGCTGTCCAGCAGCTTCTGTGCAGCCGTCCGATTTTCCTTGGAGAACTTGGCAAACAGGTCTGCGTCGTCCAGCATATCACCGGCGAAGTCCGCCGCAAGCTCGTCCATCACCTCGTCCCGCGTCAGCGCCACGCCCTCCTGCTCCGCCGCCTCCATGTATCGCTCCACGATCTCCGCCTCTGTGTCCGCGCCGTTTTCCCGCATCTTGTACTCCACCGCCGCCTGCCGGAACTTCCGGTATTCAGCGGGGGACAAGTCCTGCATCCGGTGGGTAATCTCGTGGGCGGTCACGTTCAAAAGCGGCTGGGCGCTGTCAGCGGCAATTTGGATGAGATTCTGCTCCTTGATGTACTGGCCGTTGGCTTTGCCGCCCAGCACCTGATCCACGATTTCGATCCGGACGCCCAGCTTCTTGCCCCATGCGTTCAGCGTGGCGGCGGTGTCCTTCTTTGTCGCAATCAAATACCGGCTGTACTCGTTGTCCGCCAGACCGGCGCCCGCCGTGGTGGTCACGGACGCCACCTCTGCGTTCTCCTGCGCCAACTGCGCCCGCGCGTCCTCCAGACCGGCGTTGTACGCCGCGTACCGCTGTTCCGGCGTCAGCATCGCCGCGTACTTGCCCTTGGCCTTGTCCGCCTCGATGCCGTTCAGCCCCGCGTTGTACACGCTGGAAAATCCTGCGTACAGGGAAGGGGCGTCCTCTGCCGTCCGGCTCATTTCCTGATACGCCTTTTGCCCGTTTTCCAAAAAGCCGCCTACGCGCTTCTCTGCGCGTTTCTGCGAAGCAGGGGAGGGAGGTGTAGCCCTCTGCCTTTCCTGTGTCACCTCGCGGCTTGCAAGCCCCGCAATGTCCCGTTTTACCTGACTGATCGGCTTGTCCGTGTCCAGCTTCACGCCGGTGCGCTGCTCCAGCACCTCCACCGCCACCGGGTCACGGGCGATAGCCGCCGCCTGATTGCCGGTGATTGTCTCGCCCCGCGTCACGGCCTCCACCGCCTCCGCCGCCTTGGTGTTGATCTCCGGCGCGGTGTTCCGCTGCACATCACGGTTGTACTGCGCTTTTGCCGCGTCATACGCCACGCGGTTTCCCAGCGCACTGACCCCGATCTGCCCGCCGGACAGGATTCCACCGACGACCGCGCCGCCTGCAAATTCCTCTGCCGCCGCCGCAGGGTCAAAAATGGCGTCATTCCCGATACCGACCAGAGGATTACCCTTGTCGTACACGGCGTTCTGCATCGCACGTTCGATCACGCCCTGCACGACTTCTTCCTTGCCCTCTTCCAACATGGAATCTACCCACGCTTTCCATGCGGAGGTGCCGCCTTGCAGCTCCTTGGGCAGCGTCTGGATACCGCCGCCTACCTCGACAGCCGCGTTCATCAGGCCGTTCCCCACGGCGTATACCGTGGCGCGGAAGTCGTCTGCGCCGTCCGCTTTTGCCTGCATATAACCGGAACCCTCTGCTTGAATAAAGGCAAGCTTAAAATTCGGATCTTTTGCCATCGTTCGCAGTCCGGTAGAGATCGTGTTTACAATGCCGGGAGAAACCGCCGCACGCGCTGCCAGCTGCTCCGCCGTCATAACAGAGCTTGCGCCGCCAGTAAGGATAGCCGCTCCGGCCTGCGGCAATGCCGCAACAGTTGCCGCGCCCAGATCTTCTGCGACCTCCGCTGCCCGTCCGCCACGCGCCGTATTTTCGGCGTACTTCTGCCGCACGGCCTCTGCTTCCGCGCTGATTTGTGCATCCCATCTGTGCATGGGCCATTTTGAAACGTCCGGTGACACAACACCGTTTGAACCCTCTCTTATGAATGCACCCAGAAGATTTTCCGCCTGCGTCCCGATAAACCCGCCGATATGGGCAATATCTGTCAGACCGATCTGCCCTGCCTTTGCAAGGCCCTGACCGTAATTATACCCTTCCCCGAAAATACGCTTGTCCGCGCCGTAATTGCCAGCACCCAGTGCAGCGATGCTATACGGCTCCCTCGTCGTTTCCTCCGCATATTTCGGTGCAGCCTCCGCAGGCTTTACCTCGCCCATCTCTGCGGCACGGCTAAGGATCCGCGACCGCGCCGTGTTTTCCTCCGGCTCTTTTACTTTTCCAATGGCATTTGCCCGCAGCAGGATTCGCTCCTGCGCGGTGCTGCCAGTGGGTCTCGGCATATCGTTTCCCCCTTATCTTGTCAGTTTGACAGGATCCCGATAGTTTTTCTTTGTGGTCGGCGCAAACACAGGCTCACCCTTTTTATTCACGCCAAGCAGCTTGATCAAGCCCTTCTTTTCCAGCGTCTCCGCGTCCTCAAAGCTGACCTGCCCATAGTTGGGAACGCTGACGCGATTGGTGCTGGGCTTCGTATAGTATTTGCCTGTGTCTACCGAAGGTGCCTGCACCCGATCCCCGCCTCCGCCGCCGCTGCCTCTTGCTGCCAGCCTTGCAGCCTCCAGCGCCGCTTTTTGTGCCGCTGCCAGCCGCTCGTTGTAGTCCGCCAACTCGTCCCGGTACCGTCCATACTCATCATTGACCAGATTCCGATATAGCGTTGCATCGCTCAAAATATCGCTTCGATCCTGGTCATACATTTGTCTGGCCACTTGCTCCAGCTGCGACATATAGCTGTTGTACTGCTGCTGTGCCGCCGTGGATGCATAAGAGGATGCCAGACCGCCCGTTCTCGCCGCGATTTGGCCGAGTACGTCCTGCATACCCATTCGCCCGCTGTCGCTGTACCGGTCGGCCAGTGATCTGTACTGCTCTCCCTGCGTCCAGTCGCCAAAGTTCATACCGGTCAGCTGCTTTGCCAGCTCATTCAGCTTTTCCATATACTGGCTGTTGAAAGATGGACGTTCCCCAATGTCAATGGAGGGGATATACGATTCCATCTGGTAGCTGCCGCTTCCTCCTGCAACGCCGCCGCTTTGCGGGGTATTTGCAGGCACATTATTTTTCAAAAACGGAGACGTCCCTGTAATGGCAGAAACAATCGCCGCATTCGGAACAGTTGGCGTGATTTTGGGATATGCCGACCCGGAAATTGCGGAAATAAGCGCAGCATCCGGCACAGCAGACGCCCCGGATGGTTTTGCCGCTCCGGTAACCGCGCCCACCGTCCCCGCCAAAGCGGGAATGGATGCGCTGTTATTCCATTTGTTCTTTTTATTGTTGATTCGATCCGCGAATCTTGCCATTATAGCACCTCCTGTCCGCTATTTTTCCAAAGCTGCCACACGCTGCTCCAGCGCAGCATACTTCTTTTCTGTTTCACCCACGCGCAGCTCCAACGCGGTGTACTTGGCTTCCGTTTTGCTTACGCGACCGGCAAGCTCTGCGTAGTCGTTTCCAAGCGTCGTTACGCTTTGCAGCAGCGCAGAAATGCTGGAGCCTTGGCTGTTTACGGTGCTCTGCAAGGCAGATACCGTGTTTTGCAATGTCTGCAAAAGCATATAGGTTTCCGTACTGGATACACCTGCTGCACTGACGGTTTTGCCAACATTGCTGATTGCCCAATCTGTCCGCTGACACATATACCTGATATAGTCCTCGATGATCTGGAACGCAGCTTCCGGGTCTGATTTTGGTATAGCGTTTATGCTCTCCGGAAATACGATCACGTCACGTCACTCCCCAAAATAAACTCTCTGGATATGCCAAGGATCGCGCACGGGCCTTTACCCTCCAGGCGGAGTTCAAATTTATCACACCGGTTTGCGGCAAAACGCATCCGTGTCACGTTGACCTCGCGCCCGACCGCTCTCCCGCACTCCTTCCACGGCTTCCCGTCGCAGCGCATTTTTACGATCACATAGCTTCCCACTGGCAATTCCAGCCGCATCAGCAGACGCGAATACGCTTTTTTCCCGTTCAGCGTTTCATACATTGGGGCAAATTGCACCATCCACATTTGCGTCTGCGGCGTTTCCTCTCCATCCAGCAGATAAATGTTCCCGCCGTCATCCAGCATATACAGCTGCCGACCCAGCCGCGCAAAATCTACCGCCTTTGTTCCGTCCTCCAGCACCCAGATGCCCGTTTTGGTTTCGTACACCATCAGGCGGTTTGTGTCGCCGTCTTTTACGCTCAGGTAATAGCTGTCGCCATCGTTGCCCGCCACCGCGTCCGAAAAAACTTTTTCTCCAAAGTTGTCACTGATCAGCGTAGGTGTGCCGCCGGAATAGGCATATACCCCGTGCGGCCCCTTGTAAAACAACATATCGTTGATAACCTGCTGGCTCTTGTGACAGCCATCTTGCAGACCTTCCATCTCATAGGTGTACATGGAGTATTCCGCCGGATAGCTGCCAAGCATCTTGTGCAGCTTTGTTTCCTTCCAGAAAAGCACAGAGGAGCTGAGCTTGCAGCATCCTGTAAATTTCCCCTCCGTTCCCACCGCCAGCGTATAGGAATCCGTTGAAAGCCCTTCGTACACATAAAAGTTGGTCGGATCACCTAACGCACTGGCGTACAAAGTCTGTGTTTTACTGTTGCACCCCCACAGCCGGTTTTCGCTCTCGCAGATAAAATCCAGATCCGGGATTTTCCGCTCCAGCTTGATCCCTGCGCTGTTTTCCGTTGCCTCTGCAAATGTGTTGTCGGCCACAGTGATTTCCGTGGCGGTGACGGCTTTGATCACAAAATCCTTGTTGTTCGCGCTCTGCGCCACACAGCCGGACAGCGTAACGCCATCCCCCGCCTTGAAAAGCGTTGTCAGATCAGGCCACCCACTTACCGTCATTTTGTTTTTGGTAAATGTGGCCGTGCTGCCGGTCACTGTTGCCGCCAGAGGCTTTAGCTTTTTGTCGTTGATGTCCAAATATACCTTGTCCGGCCATATCACCATCTTCGTGTTGATCACGGCAAACTGCTTTTGCCCTGCCGCCACCGTTCCGATCTTCTGCCCGTCATACAAAAGATCTGTACCCTGTACCACAACCAGTTTGTCCCACGCCGTCATTGCCGTGGCGTTCTTATAGGGGTCTTTTTTCACGCGGCCTTTTCGCGTGGTAATATAAGGCCACCGTCTGGCAGACACATTCAGGCTATCCCGCAAATCGCCGTCTTGCAGCGCATCCGACCAGTTGATGCCGCGCATCTGTACAATGTCCACTTTATTTGGCCGCAGATCATACGGCAATTCCGGCATTCGCATTACATCACCTGCACATTTCCGCCATACGCAGGGCAGTTGTTCCGCCGCCACCACGCCATCGCCTCACCCAGTGCCTCGTCATACACGGCTTTGTCGTTGCCGTACAGCGCTGTTTCATTGTTGTAGTAGTCAATTTGGCTGCACAGATACAGCACATACACCCGGTCATACGGGGATGGGAGCAGAAGCTCCCCGTCCCCCGTAGGCCAGTCGTGTACGCGGGATTCTGCGCATAACCTTTCCGCGATCTCCTTATCCAGTCCCATCACCCACGCCGCTTTTTGCTCGTCGCTGATGGTATTCATCCGCAGCTCATCAGCCTTGGAGATCGTTTCCGTCACCGTCATGCTTTCCCTCCTTACTGTCCCAGCAGCTTGCCCCAAGTCCCCTTCCCGGCGATACCGTCAGCGCCGAGGCCGTACTTGGTCTGGAACTTCTTCAGCGCCGTCTCCGTGCCGCTGCCGAAGTCGCCGTCCGCACCGGCCGCGCCGCAGGAGAACCCGTAGGCGATCAGCGCCGCTTGCAGGGTCTTCACATCTGCGCCCTTCATGCCGCGCTTGAGCATCCGTACCTGCATGGGCAGCGTCGTGTCCTTCTCCGCAGGCACCGGCACCGGCGCGTTTTCGCTCTCCACAAAGGGTACGCCCAGCGCCGCGCACAGCCCCTTGGCGATGGTCTCGCCGATCAGGGTGGTGTTGTCGATGATCCACTGCGCGATGCGGGGGACGTCGTGAAAGTCCACCTCGATATACACCGTCGTGGCGGCAGGATACTTCACCTCGTACAGTGCAGGATATGCCCGGATGACATCCGGCGCACCCGGCGTCACAGGCCCCAGCACATCCAGCACCGCCTGACACGCCTTGTACCCGGCGCTGTTCCGGTCACCGCTGTAACAGAACAGGTGC